ACCATGCTTGGACAAGGACCACCCGCAACTTCAGCTTGGCAAAAAGCGTGTAAACGATGCCCAAGCGTTAAGACATCCAAGGCCTGACAGGACAGAGCCAGCAAGCAACACAGCGGCCTTCTTAGCAAGGTATCCGCACACAGCCGGTAGTTAAACATGGATTACAACACGCTAGTTCAAAACATCAAAGACTTTATGGAAGATGATGGCACAGAGTTCTCTGCCGCCGTTCCTACATTTATTGACCTTACTGAACTGCGCCTGTCACGCGACCTAAAGATACCAGCGTTTCGCAGACGCCAGACCTCATCACTAACAGCCAACGACCCATTCTTGACGATGCCTACTGATATGGTGTCGCTAGAGAACCTACAACTTGTTCCGGGTTATACATCTGGAAACACTGGCTCACACCAACCGCTTCTTCTTCGGTCAGACGAATTTATGATGGAGTTCTGGCCAGACAGAACCGCGACAGGCAATCCAGAGTATTACTCATACTTTGACGACTTGACTATTTATGTCGCGCCAACCCCGGCGACTAACATACCTGTTGAGATTAGTTACCGCCGCCGTCTCCCAGCACTATCTGCGGCCAACCTTACAAACTGGCTGACAGACAATGCAAGCGATGCACTGCTGTATGGCAGTCTTATGGAGGCATCTATGTTCAACCGTAACGCTGGTCTCAATGAGCGTTATGGGGCGATGTACCAAGCCGCTGTTCAGCGAATTACAGAAGAACAGCAAATGAGAAACTCAATCGACAACTTCTATCAGAAAAACGAGGGTTAAGACATGGCAACGACTAACGCCGCAACCACATACTTGGAGAACAAACTTCTTAGTTTCCTCTTCAAAAACAACGCTGGGAGTATCACATCCCCCGGCGATAGCATCTATATTGGACTGGCAACCGCTGTATCTGACGCAGAGGCTGGCACACTCACCGAGGTAAACACAACCTCAGAGGACGCCAACTACACCCGTCAACAGGTAACCGCCGCTGACTGGACACTGACCTCTTCATCGGCAGACCAGCAGACTGTATCGAACACAAGCAACATTGAATACTCTGCGTCATCTGGTGTGGCTAACTACACGGTGACACATGCATTCATCGCGGACGCCGCAACATCTGGCAACATCCTGTTTGTCGGTGCGCTTGATGTATCCAAGACAATCGCGTCTGGGGATATCTTCCGCATCAACGCTGGTAACCTGACAGTCGAGTTGAAGTAATGGCTCTGGTTATTGCTGACCGCGTAAAGGAAACAACCACCACAACTGGCACTGGGGCGTATACCCTTGACGGTGCTGTGGGCGGCTTTGAGACCTTTAATGAAGTCGGTGACGGCAATACCACATTCTACTGTTGCACAGACGGTACGGACTTTGAGGTTGGGGTGGGGACTTACACCGCTTCTGGTACAACCCTCGCCAGAACTACAATACTCCAGTCCAGTAACTCAGACGCCGCTGTCAGTTGGACAAGCGGCACCCGTACCATCTTCTGCACACTACCAGCAGAAAAGGTCATTCACGGCGACAACTTCCAATCAACGGGGCTGACATACTTCGACCCCGCTGGCGAGGCTGTCGCCCTGTCGATTGCGTTAGGATAGGACTATGGCAAACTCATTCAAATCAAAGACGGACACGGCGATAGGAACATCAGCCGCTACCGTTTACACATGCCCATCCTCGACAGAGACCACGATTATCGGACTGACCGTTGCTAACATTGTGACAAGTCAAATCGAGGTTGATGTCCAGTTGGATGCAAGTACCAGAACATCGGGCGCACAGGATAGCGTGTATGTCATCAAGAATGCACCAGTACCTGTTGGCTCGTCACTGGTTGTTATCGGTGGCGACCAGAAGGTTGTCATGGAAGCAGGAGATACATTGAAGGTTACCAGTAATACAGCATCGTCTGCTGATGTTGCGGTGTCACTTCTGGAGATTACCTAATGGGATACATCGGCGCGGGTATATCACGCTTTAACACTGTAAACGGACTTAGCGTAAACGCTGACGGACCAACCGTTACGGGTATTAAAGACGAAGACAACATGGCATCTAACAGTGCCGTTAAACTCGCTACCCAGCAATCCATCAAAGCATATGTAGACAGCCAGATTGGTGCCAACAACGAACTGTCAGAGGTTCTTGCCAACGGTAGCACTACTGGCGGTAATGATATTTCCTTCGGTGATGCCGATAGGGCTTACTTTGGTGCGGGGAATGACCTAGAAATTTTCAGTGACGGCACCACTTCTTACATAAAAGAAAATGGTTCTGGTGACTTACGGATTTGGGCCGACAACCCAAACATCGCCACCGCTGGTGGTAATAAAATATTCTACGGTAACAACGGTGTTGCAGAACTTTATTACACAGGTGGAGTAAAACGCCTAGAAACCACCTCTGGCGGCATTGATGTAACAGGCACGGTGACGGCTGATGGGCTGACTGTTGATGCAAGCAATCCAACCTTGCAGTTGACTGGGGGGAATGTTTCCTTAGACTTCGTAAGCCACGCTGGTACGCAAAACGCAGAATCAAGAATTTACGCACCGCGAAGAAACACTTCTGATTCGTCTTCGTACTTTTTCATTCAGACGAATGACGCAACATCAACTCGCAATAGTTTGTTTATTAATGGCGGCACTAATGATGTGTCGCTGTATGACAGTAGTGGCGTAACACAAGGCTTTTACTGGGACGCCTCCACACAGGCATTAGGGCTGGGGACTACATCGCCAGACAGCAATTACAAAATTCACGTTAACGGCAACAGCAACACTGATGGACGAATTGCTCGGTTTAGTCAGGATGGCACAGATAATGCTATTGTTGATATTACGGCTCAGGACGGAACAGACACCGAAGCCGTAACACGCTATCGGAATGACGCAACGTATTATACTGTCGGCATTGACAGTTCTGATAACTTTGCTATCGGTCAAAGTTTTGCGAACGACATTGGAAATAAGCGTTTTGTCATCACATCGGGCGGCTCGGTGGGCATCGGAACTGCGGCCCCATCGACTGTAAATGGTCTGAGTAAAGGTGGCACTCACCTAATGGTCAATGATGACAGTGGTGGTGCAAGACTGAATGTTGAAGGCTCAACAGACGCTCGCTTCCATATGGTTGACACTGGTGCGTCAGCAAACCAAAAAACATATTTAACGATGGTTGATGGCGGCAATTACACTATCAGCCTTGAAAATGATAGTGGCACAGCTTCTGAGCGTTTAAGACTGGACAGTTCGGGCAATCTGCTGGTGGGGACCACTGGCGTAAATCCACATAACGTGGGACAAGATGCTGGCGTTGCGCTAAGAAGCGATGGCAGGGTTCTGGTCGGGGTTGATGGCGATATTGCGGCGGCTTTTAATCGCAATACAACGGATGGCGATATTGTTTTATTCAAGAAAGACGGCACAACGGTCGGGGCGATTTCCACAGCAAGTGGACGTATTGCTATAGGCACTAATGACACTGCCTTATTCTTTAATGACCTCGGCGATGCAGTTGTTGGCTGGAATATGTCAACTGGTGTTAGTCGTGGCAGCGCGATTGATTTAGGTACATCTGGTGTTAATTTCAAAGACCTCTACCTCTCCGGCGGCGTGTATCTAGGCGGCACTGGCTCAAGCAATCTGCTGGATGATTATGAGGAAGGGACGTGGACGCCAGCGCTTACAGCAACAGGTGGAGGTGCTACAATCGGGTACAGCAGTCAAGTAGGGAAATATATAAAAGTTGGAGGGTTGGTGACGGTTTGGTGCCGCATAACGTTAAGTTCTGTTTCTGGGGGGTCAGGAGATGCCAAAGTTAGCGGATTACCGTTTTCGGTTGAAAACACTGAGGCGATGCGGGGAAATAGTCATGTGATGCTAGACCAACTGGCCGCTGACCGCCGCCAAACATCTATTCAGGCTGACCCTAATGCCACAACTTTAGGTTTGATAAGGGACTCTGGTTCTACTAGTAGTCACTTAGCAGTTCCATTTAGTGATATGACCGCCAACACTGATGTTAGATTTCAATATTCCTACAGAACATCATAACCCCTACCGTCACTGGATGTGGCGGCAGACAGTCCATAGCCAAAGGAGATAAAAATGGCACTAACAGAAGAAAGCGTAGTCGATAAGATTGAAGTGGTAGGTGACTACAACCACGTTCAGGTTCGCACCGCCACCGTTATCAAGCGTGATGGCGTTGAGATTAGCCGTTCTTTTCACCGCCACGTCATTGCCGCTGGCGATGATTACAGCGGCGAAGACAGCAAGGTGCAGGGCATTTGTGCGGCTGTACACACACAAGACGTGATTGATGCGTATGCCGCGCATCTCGCAGAACAGGAGTAAACTATGGCAATTCAATGGACTTTCCCACAACTCGACTACGCACCATCTGAGGGTGATTTATCTCAGGTAGTCAAAACCGTACACTGGCGTGCCTCTAAGGTTCACGCAACAGCGGTAAACGATGAAGGCTCACCTATCTCAGCAACAGCATACGGCACTGCCTCTGTCGGCGATGCAAGTGCTGACAGCTTCACGGCCTTCGATGACCTGACGCAAGAGCAAGTAAAAGGCTGGGTGCTGGCATCTCTCGATAAGACTGAGGACGAGCTTGAGGCGATGCTTGACGCACAGATGGAAGCGCAAATCAATCCTCCGATTGTCGGCGGCACACCAGCAGGGTGGTAGCAATGAAACAGAACGTGGACATACCGCTTGCATCAATAGGCATCACCGCACCGATATGGCTTGAGCCTCTCAATCTGTGGCTGGGGCTGGTGCTGGTGAGCTTGTCTATCGTTCTTGTTGGCTTACGCATCTGGGCCATTCTAAGAGAAAACAAATGAAGGTGCTGGTCTTCCTCATTATCACGATAACACCTGCCGGTGATTTTGAGGTGACCAGTGATGTTGTTCAAGTATGCCCGGACAAGGTGCGCTTCTTCGAGGCAATGAACCGGCGCCAGGCACAAGGTGAGATCCGGGGCTGGAATGCCACATGCACTGCATTTGATGTGGCACAAATGATGGGCGTGACGTCATAAACAGGTCATTAAAGATATTATGGTACTAGTTGTGAAGCATTGACTACTGTATTCCTGCTGATGATGTATCTGGGAACAGGCGATGAGCGGAGAGAGGTTAAGACCAATCTCCGTTTTTATTCTGTCATCGAATGCAACTTTTTTGCGAAGGAACTGGCGCGGCGGTATGGCAACTATGTCCACCGGGACTGGCTCGATGCCCGGGACAGGGTGACGGTTTACTGCGTTCCTGATATAGTGGACCCAGCAACAACGAAGGTGTACTGATGGACCCGGTAACAGCAATGGCAACCGCTTCAGCGGCGTTCTCAGCCCTCAAGAAGGGCTTTGCCATTGGCCGCGATATCGAGAGTATGGTCAGCGATCTCAGCCGCTGGATGAGCGCGATATCGGACATAGAGCAAGCTGAGAAGGAAGCGAAGAACCCTCCCATCTTCAAGAAGCTGTTTGCCGGGCAGTCCATTGAGGCACAAGCTCTTGAGGCGTTTGCCGCAAAGCGGAAAGCCCAGCAACAGCGCGATGAGCTGAAGACATACATCCAGTACACGATGGGCCAGTCTGCGTGGGATGAGCTGATCCGGATGGAGGGGCAGATCAGAACTCAAAGAGCTGAGACACTCTACCGCCAGCGCGAACGCCGTCAGAAGTTCATCGAGATCCTTGTGCTGTCGATAGCTTGCATTATTGGCATTGGGTTTTTCGCTGTGGTAGTATATGCCGGGTTAAAAAACAGAGGTATAATCTAGTAGGTGATCACAGAAACCACCACTGGACTGGCGGCAGAATATATAGCCGCTGCCGCAATACTGGAGCTGGGATGGCGCGTGTCGATGGCCCAGCAGGATAGGGTTGACCTTGTGGCTTGGAGCGAAGATCAGTTCCTGCGCGTTCAGGTCAAGGGTTCAAACATAAGGCATAACAATGGACATGCGGCTGGCTACCATTTTCAACTGGGTTGTGGATCTACTAAAAAGAAACTACCATCGAGGGATGATTACGATGTTATGGCGCTTGTGGCAATACCGGCCCGGAGAGTATTATTCTTCCCGGTTGAAGCTATACAACAGTATACAAAACGTGCTACGCCCAAGCGCTTTGAAGACCCGGATATTGAGATTGATAGCTGGGCTAAAACGCTGGAGGTCATAAATGCTAGACGCAAGTGAGAAGCTGATACAGCAGGTCAAAAGGCATGAGGGCGTGAAGCTGGAACCTTATCGTTGCAGTGCCGGGAAGCTCACCATAGGCGTTGGCCGCAACTTGGACGATGTTGGTATTAGCGAACGTGAGGCAGAGTTTTTACTGATGAATGATTTACAGAAAGTGATCGATCAGGCGCGCCAATACAGTTGGTACGACAAGCTGAATGATCCGCGCAAGGCGGTGATCCTGAATATGATCTTCAATATGGGCGCCGGTGGTTTTTCTAAGTTCAAGAAGACGCACCAGCTCACTGAGGGAG